GTATACTATGGAACTTGCTCAAGACTTAAAAGCAATCCACGGTCTAGACGCTGAAACAGAACTTGCAAACATCCTTTCAAGTGAAATTCTTTCTGAAATCAATAGAGAAGTAGTAAGAACTATTTACTCACACGCTAAAGCGGGTGCTCAAGTAAATACAACTACTGCTGGTATCTTTGATTTAGATACAGACTCAAATGGTCGTTGGTCAGTTGAGAAGTTCAAAGGGCTTATGTATCAACTAGAAAGAGATGCTAACGCAATCGGTCAACTAACTCGTAGAGGTAAAGGTAACATGATTATCTGTTCTGCTGATGTAGCTTCTGCTCTTCAAATGGCGGGTGTTCTTGATTACGCTCCAGCACTTTCATCTAACTTAAACGTAGATGATACTGGTAATACTTTTGCTGGTGTACTAAACGGTAAATTCAAAGTATATGTTGATCCATATGCAGCGAACATATCTGCTAGTCAATACTACGTTGTTGGATATAAAGGTACTTCACCTTACGATTCAGGATTATTCTATTGCCCATACGTTCCACTACAAATGGTGAGAGCAGTTGGTCAAGATAGTTTCCAACCAAAAATTGGTTTCAAAACTAGATACGGAATGGTTCAAAATCCTTTCGCAACTTCAGACGCTGATGGCGCACTAGATAACTCTGGTGCTGTTGCTGCTGGAAAAGCAAACTTATATTACAGACGAGTTAAAGTTACAAACATTATGTAATTTTTCTCTTTGTAGAAAGAATTAAAGGGGCGCTTCGGCGCCCTTTTTTTTGCTCTAATATTGATTATAAATAGTAGTATGACAGAAACAAATATACAACTCAGACAACCTGCAAAATTAGACTATGCAAGTCCAATACAATTTAGGTTTAAATGCACAAAGTTACCAGAAGTAGAGTTTACTTGTCAAACAGCAAACATACCTGGTATATCTTTGGGTGGTGCAATACAATCAACACCACTTGTAGATATTCCAATACCTGGTGATAAAATATCTTTTCAATCATTAGATATTAATTTTCTTGTCGATGAAAATTTAAATAACTACAAAGAAATACATGACTGGTTATTAGGTATAGGATTTCCACAAAATCATACACAGTTTCAAAACTTACAAGCAACAGGACAAGACAGATTTCCTGGCTCAACTAGAAGTACAGCAGTAACTGGTTCATCAATACCACAACCATTGAAAGAAGGTGCTATATATTCTGACGCAACACTTACGGTTTTAAATAGTAAGAATATTGCTAAGACTGAAATAAGATTTCAAAATCTTTATCCGACAAGTCTTGGTAGTTTATCATATGATGTTAAATTAACTGATGTCGATTACCTACAAGCATCGGTAAGTTTTGCATATATGTATTATGAGATAGTTCAAGTTTCTACTAGTTAGACCTTGACAAACACACCGAAAGGTGATATAATGGATTGATTATGACACTAGAAGAATTACAACAATTGGTTGATAAAGATTTTAAACTTGATGATACAGAATTGGATACTGAATCAATTAAGATACCTTTATTACATAACAAATATCTACAACATTTTAATAAGTTTTCTTTATTATTAAAGAAGGCAGAGTACGAGCATAAAGCACTTATACGAGAGAAGTGGGAATACTATACAGGTAAAGCAGATGAATCTGTTTATAGAGAGAAACCATTTGACCTCAAAGTTTTAAAGGCAGATGTACACATTTATATGGATTCAGATGATGAATTACAAAGAGCCGATCAGAAAGCCGCATATCTTAATCAGGTGGTTAAATATCTTGAACAAGTTTTAAGAAGTATAAACAATCGAACATTCTTAATTAAAAACGCAATCGAATGGAAGAAGTTTACAAGTGGGGCAATCTAATGGAACATCAACAAATATTTTCTACTAATATTTTTTTGTTAAATGAGTTTATACCAAAAACATCATCTGGTTCTCAAGGTGAAGTTGATATAACTAACATGAAAAAATATATTTCTGATTTATGGACTGATAGAGATTATGATAATAACTGGCAAACAAAATCAGCAGACTTACATACTAAAAAAGAGTTTCAACGATTTTCAACTTTAGTTATTGAAACAGGTAAAAAGATATGTCATAAACTAGGATATGATGTTCAAGATTTAGTCATTACAGATATGTGGGCAAATGTTTTAAAGAACAATGAAAGTCATCCAGTTCACACACACTCAAATAATTTTTTAAGTGGTACTTATTATTTGCAATCTGATCAAGGTGCAAGTATCGTATTTCATGATCCAAGACCTGCGGCTGATGTTATCGTGCCTAGAAAGAAAGAAACTAATACTTTAAACGCTAGTCTTTTAAGTTATGCGTCTAAAACAAACAGAGCAATATTTTTTCCTTCATGGTTACCACATTGGGTTCAACAGAATAAGTCAAATAATAAACGTATAAGTATAGCCTGGAATATGCAAGTAAAAGGACAAGTAGGAGAACACCATGAATTCCAATCAGCAAATCTCTAACTACATATATTATTATCCACAAGTATTGAGTCAAACAGCTTGTGATAATATTATTGAACACTATAACAAAGATACTTTTAAGGGGTGGAAAACTTCTACCTTTTCAACTAATACTAAAAATCTAGGTACATCTAAAGTTGAGATGAAAGAGTTTTGGATAGGACCACAGATGTCCGATTACAAAACTATACAACAAGGATTTGAAATAGCAGTAAACGATTATATAAAAGAACATAACAAAATAAAAATACAAGAATACACACACTTTAGAATCAACTGTTATGAAACAGGCGGGTTTATGAAAGAACACATAGATAATATACATCATAGTCATGGTCAAAAACAAGGTTATCCACATCTAACATCTTTAATATTTTTAAATGATGATTACGAAGGTGGTGAGTTTATATTATGCGGTGAACCTTTAGAAAAGAAAAAAGGTTCTGCTGTTGTCTTCCCATCAAACTTTATGTTTCCTCATGAGGTTCAAAAAGTTACAAGTGGCAACAGATACAGCATAATGACATGGATACTTTAATAATAGAAAAGAAAAACGAAGTTTACATAACGGTTGATTGTGACCCAAATGTGCAAAGAGAGTTATCAGAATTTTTTACTTTCTATGTGCCTGGTTACAAGTTTATGCCTGCATTTCGTAATCGTATGTGGGATGGTAAAATAAGATTATTTTCACAAAAAACAAAAGAAATATATTTTGGATTATATCCGTACATCAAAGCATTTGCTGAAGAAAGAGGATATCATGTTGTCTGTGGTAAAGGAGTTGAAGTCAATAATAGAGTTGACAAAGAGATTGTAAAAAAGTTTTCAAATAGTTTAGGTCAAAAGTTTGAAGCAAGAGATTATCAAATAGATGCCATTTATCATAGTCTTAAATTTAATCGTGCATTATTATTAAGTCCTACAGCAAGTGGTAAATCATTTATTATCTATGCTCTTATAAGATATTATTCTCATCTAATTAAAGATGAAAAAAATAACAAGTGTTTGCTCATAGTTCCAACAACATCATTAGTTGAACAGATGTATTCTGATTTCAAATCATATGGTTGGAATGTAACGAAAAACTGCCACAGATTATATAGTGGTTACTCTAATCAGACAGACAAAAAAGTATTGATATCAACATGGCAAAGTTTATATAAATTGCCCAAAACATACTTTGAACAATTTGGTGTTGTATTTGGTGATGAAGCACATCTATTTAAATCTAAATCACTTACAGAATTAATGACCAAACTAGTCGATTGTAAATATCGTATAGGACTAACTGGTACCCTAGATGGTGCTCACACTCATAAGTTAGTATTAGAAGGACTCTTTGGTACTGTAAACAAAGTTACCTCAACAAGAAAACTTATGGACAAACAACAATTATCTAATCTTGTGGTTCGTTGTCTAATACTCAAACACACCGAAGCAAATAGTAAGATGGTTACAAGTGGTAAGTATCAAGATGAGGTAGATTATTTAGTAAGTAGTAAGTCAAGACAAAGTTTTATTCGCAACTTGGCACTTAAAATGCAAGGCAATACATTAGTCTTATTTCAGTTAGTAGAGAAACATGGCCAGAACTTGTATGATATAATCAAAGATAAAGCAGATAAAGACCGAAAAGTTTTTTATATTTTTGGTGGTGTAGAAGCAGATGAAAGAGAAGCAATAAGAGGCATTGTGGAAAAAGAAAAAGATGCCATCATTGTTGCAAGTTATGGTACATTTTCTACTGGTGTTAATATTAAAAATTTACATAATATAATATTTGCAAGTCCATCTAAAAGTAGAATACGAAACTTACAAAGTATTGGTCGTGGTTTACGATTAGGTGATAATAAAATTAATGCTACATTATATGATATAGCAGATGACTTAACTTATAAGTCAAAAGAAAACTTTACACTAAAACATTTTCAAGAAAGGATAAACATCTATACTGAGGAAGAGTTTGATTATGAGATACACAATATCGACTTAAAGGAATAGATAAATAGTTATATGACAGTTGAACAACCAGATCATCCAACAGATTATCGTATGGTAAAACTAGTTGATGGTACATTACTTGTAGGTACCATTTCTGTTGATGAAAGTTTTTTAAGAATAGAAAATCCTCTACAACTTACTACGGTACAGCGTATGACAGAGTTTGGTATGAAGGACGATTCTTCTTTGGCACCATGGATCCCCTTTTGTAATGAAGAAAAGTTTAATATACCAAAAGATAAAATTATTGTCATATCTATAGCAGCAAGAGAGTTAGCAAATTATTACGAAGTTGTATTAAACAAATATAAGACGCAACAAAATCGAGCGCCACTAACTCCTGAAGAAATGAAACATATATTAGAAGTTGCTGAAGAAATGGAAGGCAAAAAGCAAGATTATGAAGCAGATGATGAATTTAATGGATATAAGTTTACTTCGAAGAAGGTTAACTAAAGCTCTATCTCAAAGCGACTACATAGTCGATTATACACTTTCTCCCAGAATTGTCAAGCACAGGCTTGCATTTTTTAAAAAAATATAGTATAATAGTAATATTATGAAAAAAACAAAAAACAAACCACACTATGTAGATAATAAAAAGTTTCTACAAGCGATGACAGAATACAGGGATAAGTGTAAGAAGGCAGAAGAAAAAGGCAGAAAGAAACCACCAGTAACAAATTATATAGGTGAATGTTTTTTGAAGATTGCTAATCACTTATCTTATCGACCGAATTTTATTAACTATACTTATCGTGATGATATGATTTCTGATGGTATAGAAAACTGTTTACAGTATATGAGTAATTTTGATCCTGATAAATCAAACAATCCGTTTGCATATTTTACACAAATAATTTACTATGCGTTTATAAGAAGAATACAAAAAGAGAAAAAACAAATGCAAGTAAAGGCAAAGATTATTGCAAATGCAGGTGTTGAAAATATGATGGATCAACTAGCAGGAGATGATACACAATATCAAAGTCAAATGTTAGATTTCTTACAAAGAAATGCTAAAGAAGAAGAACCAAAGAAGTAATTATATTATAAGGTAGGTATGAAGATAGCATTATTGAATGACACCCATTTTGGTGCCAGAAACGATAGCACAATATTTGATGATTTTTTTCACAAGTTCTATGAAGATATATTCTTTCCATATTTAAAAGAACATAATATCAAAACACTTATTCATCTAGGTGATATTGTTGATAGAAGAAAATTTATTAATTTTAGAATTGCACACAATTTCAGAAATAAATTTATGTGTCAGCTATGGCTACACAAAATTGACACACACATACTAATCGGTAACCACGATATCTATTATAGAAACACAAACAAAGTAAATGCTGTTCAAGAACTATGCACAGCACCTGATGGTGTCAATGAACCATTTATATACGAAGAGCCTAAAGTTGTAGATTTTGATGGTCTTAAAGTAATGATGGTACCATGGATGAATCCTGAAAACGAAAAAGAAATAATCGAAACATTAAAGACAGCAGAAGCAGATATATGCATGGGTCATTTTGATCTCAATGGTTTTAGAATGATGGACTCTATGGTACAATCACATGGTTACGATAAGAGTATTGTATCACGATTTGAAAAAACATTTAGTGGTCACTTTCACCACAAGAATGATGACGGTCAAGTATTTTATTTAGGTAGTCAATATGAAATGACATGGTCAGATTATAATAATCAAAAAGGTTTTCATGTACTTGATACAGAAACTAGAGAGATAGAGTTTATACCTAATCCATATACCATCTTTAAAAAACTTATGTATGATGATACTAAAACAAATTACGATAAGTTTGATGTGGCAGACTTCAATCAAAAGTTTGTAAAGTTAGTTGTCGTAAATAAAAAAGATAATCAAATGTTTGATAGATTGCTTGATAGAATGTATAATAATATTAGTGTACATGAATTAAAAATATTAGAAGATTACTCAGACCTATCTCACCACAATGTAAGTGATGATGTGGTAGAAGGATCAGAGGACACAATGACATTGGTAAATAATTATGTTGATCAGCTGACGATTGATTTAGATAAAGATAAGATCAAACAAATGATTAAAGAAACTTATATAGAGGCACAAGATAGTGATGTGATTGCAGAATGATAAAATTTAAAAAAGTAAGATATAAAAACTTTTTAAGTACAGGTCAACAGTTCATAGAAATAGATTTGCAGAAATCTAATACGACATTAGTTGTAGGTGAAAATGGTGCTGGTAAATCTACTATGTTAGACGCTTTATGTTTTGGATTGTTTCAAAGAGCATTTAGAAATATCAAAAAAGATCAGATGATTAATACAATCAATGAAAAAGAATGTATTGTAGAAGTTGAATTTACAGTAGGTCAAAAAGATTATAAAATCATCAGAGGTATCAAACCAAGTATATTTGAGATATGGTGTAACGGTGATATGTTAAACCAAGATGCCGCTCAAAGAGATTATCAGAAACATCTAGAACAACAAATATTAAAACTAAACTTTAGATCATTTACACAGGTTGTAATATTAGGTAATGCTTCGTTTGTTCCATTTATGCAATTACGAGCAAGACATAGACGCCAAGTTGTAGAAGAAATATTGGATATTGAAATCTTTTCTAAAATGAATCTAATGTTTAGAGAAAAGGCAAAATCGCAAGATGAGATAATCAAACAAGATGATTTTCAATACTCCATATTAGATACAAAGATTGAAGATAAGAAAGCATATATTGATGATATCAGTAACCGTAGTAAAGATTTAGCACAATCTAAAAGAATTGAACTAGAAAAAACAACCGTTGACATAGAAAACTATGAAGAAGATATTAAAAAAGTTAGAACAGAAATTGCTAGTTTACAAAAAGAAATATTAGATGAAACAAAAGTTAATTCTATGAAATCTAAGTTACACAGTATGGAAGCAAAGTTAGAGAATACTTGTAACAAACATAAAAAAGACTTAAAGTTTTTTGAAACTTATGATGATTGTCCTACTTGTCAACAAGCCATTGATACTGCTTTTAAATCAACTATGATTAATAAGAAAAAAGAAAAGGTATTAGAACTAGAAGTTGGTCTTGGCCAGATAGATACAGAAATCAAAACAAATCAAATGAGGTTGGATACGATTAATAAAACAATGGTATTGATTAGAGAAAAAGAGTTGTTAATCAATCGCTATGAAACATCTATTGCAGAAATAGAAAAACAAAAAGATAGATTAAGTCAAGAGATTGATAAAATAGTAAATGAAAATATATCAACAGCAGAACAAACTGGTGAGTTACATGAGTTACAAGAACAACTAATACAAACTGATATTAAAAAGAAAGCAGATAAAGACCACAAGATTTATATAGACACCGCAAGGGCACTTATGCAAGATACTGGTATCAAAACAAAAATTATCAAACAATACCTACCGATAATGAACCAGTATATTAATAAATACCTGGCGGATATGGACTTCTTTGTGAATTTTACTCTTGATGAGGAGTTTAATGAAACGATTAAGTCCAGGTACCGTGATGAGTTTAACTATCATTCTTTTAGTGAGGGTGAGAAGTTACGAATAGATTTAGCGATACTATTCACTTGGCGAGAGATTGCGAAGTTGAAGAACTCCACAAATACAAATCTACTTATACTAGATGAAATATTTGATAGTTCGTTAGACTCATCAGGTACCGATGAATTTATGAGAATATTATATACGACTATGGATAAAGAAAATATTTTTGTTATATCTCATAAAGGCGATACTCTAATTGATAAGTTTCCTAGAGTAATGAAATTTGAGAAGTACAAAAACTTTACAAGGATGGTAGAATGAGTGAGAAAAGAATATTAAAAATGGTAGCACCAAGTGATCCTAGATTACTAACAAAGATTGCACCATATCAAGATGATATGTTAAAAGAACATGATTTTGAAAACAGAAAAGAACTAGCAGATGCTATGTACGATACTATGAAGAAGTATGGTGGTCTAGGTCTATCATGCAATCAAGTAGGTTTACCGTATCGTATGTTTGTTATGGGTGGACATCCACAAATAGATTTAGGTAGAACAAGATATGTTTTTAATCCTGAAGTATTAGAAATGAGCAAAGAAACAGTAATGATGAAAGAAGGATGTTTATCTTTTCCATTTATGTTTCTATCAATAAAAAGACCTGAATGGGTGCAAGTAAAATATGAAGATGAAGAAGGTGAGACAAAAGAAGAACATTTACATGGTATGAATGCTAGAATCTTTCAACATGAGAATGAACACATGAATGGATTTATATTTAAAGATTTAGTTTCTGACTTTAAATGGAAAAGAGCAAGAGCAAAAGCACAAAAAGAAATAGACAAGGTATTGAAAAGACAAAAGAATGGCAAAACAATTCATTAATAAAGACATATTTGAAAGTATGATAGATGTGGGTAGTGGTTTCTTTTTAGCCATTATAATACAACTAACAGTATTTCCTTTGTTTGATTTACATCCTACAATTTTTGAGAATTTTCAAATCGCAATAATATTTACCATAGTGTCAATGACAAGATCGGCATTATGGAGAAGGTTTTTTAGAAAAAGAAAATGAGTGTAAGTCCAGAAGAATACGAAAACTTAAAAGCATACTATGACTTTCAAAGAAAGAAAGAATATAATAAAGAACAACTTATGCTTGCTTGTAGTCATGTTGCAGGTGAAGATACAAATAGTTTTTTTGATTTAATGTGGGCACAGTTTGATGAAAAAGATTATCAAGAGCCGCCAAATAATTGGGTGCCTAAAAATCCACAATGGCGAATAAATGGAAAGGAATAAAATGAAACCATGGCAAAAAGGTTATGATTTAGATACCCTCATAGAGTGGACAAATAAGTTTGAATCGTTTAATAAAAATTGTCATAGTCCATTCATGCAGGCAAAGAAGAATGGTATGGCAACAGCACTAGAAAAGGGTTTACTATATGAAGAAGGTCATGTAGTTTACGAAATGAGAACAGCAAAGACAACATCAAAAGTAAAAATGTTTGGTGCAGGACCAGAGATTGCTGAAGTTCACAAAGGTGAAAAAGTAATTACAAAGATTGCAAGTACCTTTGATCCAGATGATACTACACCAATACGAACAATGACAGATACTTTACGAAAAATAGAAGAACCTGTTTGGGCACATATCTTTGAAGAAGATGGTGTAGTCAAAACTGCTGTCAAAGATGCTGGCTTTAAAAAGATTGGCACCAAAGTAAGTACCTTTAGTGATATTGTGGGAGTATATTATAAGGGCGGTAGAAAGTTTATACCTGTGCCAGAAACAGAAAATATTAATATTGTGCAAACAAGATTAGAGTTTGATCATACTATTATAGATGAATTGGTTGATAAGTTACTTACAATGAATTTAGAATATACAAATCATAATAGTAATTATAATCGTAAACAATCATGGAAAGCATTATCACTTTTAGGGTTTGAAGAAGATAGCACATATGTCGATAAAAAAGCAGGTAACGAAGAAGATAGACCGATAGTTCAAACAGATTTATACAAAAAATTAGAACCACTAGTAAAACATTTTCTTGATCAATTGCCAGGTCGTTTTGATAGGGTTAGATTTATGACATTGAAACCTGGTGGTGGTGAGTTGGCAAGACATACTGACCAAACAGATCCTACATGGGGTACCACAGATGAGAAGATGGTAAGATTTCATATGCCATTAAAGACAAATGACAAAGTTATATTTACATCTTGGGATAATAATGGTAATAAATGTGTACACAACATGGGTAAAGGTGAGTGTTGGTTTTTAGATACAAGACGACCACATACAGCAATTAACGGTGGTGATGATATTCGAATACATTTAGTTGCCGATGTATGGGCAAATAATGATATCAGACGCTTGCTATTAAGAGAAAAATTTGATACAATAGGATTATATAATAAAAGATATGTTGAAAAATACGCCAGTCCAAGAATATAAACTAAAAGGCAGAAAAGTTCTAGTCAAGCGTGATGACCTCATGGGTGATGGTAATACATTACCACCATGGGGTAAACTTGCAGGTATAGACAGACTCTTACACAGATATATTAATCCTAAATATCCATTAATACATTTAGCAGTAAATGGTTCATGGTCTGGTTGGGCATTATCACATCTTTGTAAACAAAGAGATATAAAATTTGTCTATGCTTATCCACCATCAAAAACATATTCTAAATTTATACTGAATAAAGCAAAAGAAAATGGTTGTGAGTTCTATGAATTAAAACCAAATATGATGGCAATACTATATGCTCAAGTTCAATCATATGCGAAAAGAAAAGATATACAAATGTTGCCGTATGCCTTTGATCATATCTATTATCGAAACTGTATGGCATCAAGAGCAAGAAATGTATTTGAAGAATATCCATTTATTGATCATCTTGTTATATCAGCAGGATCAGGTGTAACAAGTTCTGGTGTAGTAAAACAATTTAATCCAGGCACTAACTTATTCTCTAACTCAAATCGTCAGGCTCATGTAATTACAGTTTCAAATGTATCAACAATTGAAAAGAAGTTTGCAGATTATGGTATGGCAGACTCATCTATTCATGTTCATAAAACAAAATTCTTATTTGAAGATATGATGAAAAATTATGAAGTACCTTTTCCTTGTAATGGTACATGGGATCGCAAAGCATGGTGGTGGTTAGAACAAAACATAGAACAACTAGAAGGTGATATTTTGTTTTGGAATATAGGTGGTAATGTATGAAGATTTGTTTTGCCAGTTTAAGAAAGAAAATAAACTATACCGATGTATTAGAGTATGGTATGGATGTTTTCTATGAGTCTTTTCGATATTACAAAGATAATAATAAACAATATGATTTCACATATTATAATTTTGCATGGGGTTCTAAAGGTGCAGAAAGAGATATAAACGTACTAAAAGACGCTGATATCGTTGTTTTTCCCGCCGTACAAGAGTTTATTTACTTTGCAGACGCTATGCACCCGAGAGATGTAGAAAAATCACAGGCCGAGATTAGAAAGACATATGAGTATCTAAATGGTAAAGACATAATACTATTGACGCAAGATAGAGGTGTGAATGAAGAAATGGTTATGCAATATACTTTTGAAAATCAAGTCAAACCAAAATCGTTTCAGACCATTGATGAAATGGATTTTACTATGTGTTTACAAGGTCTTAAATATCACTACATCAAAAACTACTTTAGATTTCCAGTTGAAAAGAAAACTGATTTTGTTTATTGGGGTTCAGACAAAAGTAAAACTGCTGGTGGTGTAAAGTCAAATGATGAGAGATTAGACATTATAAAATCAATATCAAAGAATGAAGAAGTTAGTTCATCAATCATAGGTCGATGGCCAAAGAGTATTCGTATAGAAAGAAAGTGGGTGCCACTTAAAGAAACATTAGGATATCTAGACCAAAGTTATAGTACATTATGTTTTAATTGGATAGATCAGACAGCAGTTACAGGTCGATATCATGAAGCAATGGCATGTAATGTTTATCCGTTTGTATGGAAAGACTATGATACAAATAATGTATTAATTACCGAAGAATGGCAACGATGCTTTACAAAAGATGAACTTTATGATAAAATAAAAGATATCAAAAAAAGTGATTATAGAATGATAGTAGCAAAAAAAGATTTTCTAGATAGATTACCTACCGAAGAAGAATATTATAAAGAGTTTGAAACAGTATTTAACAAATGCCTGATATAATAGTTAAAGATAAAAAAGATATGCAATGGAGACCAAGGTGGTTTCTACAACAAAATAAGTGGGATTTGCATGGTCAATATGATAGTTTAGATTTTGTTGATCCTGATGTAGAAATTTTGTCAATACAGTTTACAAAAGTAGGTGAGAAAACTTATAAGGCAATGCCTAATCTTAAATGGATTGTGTGTAGGTCACATGGATATGATAATGTTAATTTAGCAGAGTGTGAGAAAAGAGGCATTGGTGTGATATCAACTAAACCATTTACACAATCAACTGCTGATTGGATATCAGATAAGATTGATAGAAATGATAAAGTATTATTTGTGGGTTATGGTGCAATCGCACAAAAGGTATTATCGCCAAATGCATTTATAGTAAATACAAAGTCAAGTAAAGAACAATTGAAAGCATTTATAGAACAAACAAATTGTATGGTTGTTTCTATGACACCAGAAGGCAACGATAATTATATCAATGATGATATACTGAAAAACTTTAAGGGTAAAATTATATCAGTAAGTAGGGCAAATGTTATAGACAATACTGCCTTATTAAACAATTTAGATAATATCACACATGCTTATGTTGACACATTAGATAGTAAACATAGAGAAGAATTATTGGAATCAGGTAAAGTTACATATACAAAACATACAGCATGGTCACATAATTTTAGTTATGAGAATAACCCATATTACTATGGTGATTTACATGATATAGTATTACATTGTTTATTTGGTAAGGTAAAAGAGTTAGATATAAAACCTATTTTAAACCACACAGAAAGAGTTACATTTTGACCGACATATTACAACAGGTACATGATGATTGGAAAGACAAAGGTTTCCCTTATTACCCAACTGATGAAAACTGGCGAAAAGATAAATATAATCAGTTAGTATCGTTCAAAAGAGATACGCTGATAGACAGACAAAATAAAGTAATCGGTCAATCAGCACATGGTTTAAATCTTGCATGGTCGTTCATGGAACACGCATGGGGTATAAAGTGTGGTAAGATGAGAACTCCTATAGAGATATGGGAAGATGAAGAACATCTTAAAAAAGGATTAAACAAAATTCTTTCAGGCACTTTCTTTAAACAAAAACACCACAGCAAGATCACAGAATCGGATATGCGTTCTATGTTAAGGCGCTATTCGGGGACCCAAATGGTGTCAAATTTCAGACCAACCGCAGCGGCGGCATTATACGACATATTCGTAGATAAATATAGTCCATTAGAGGGAACTGAAGCGGGCACAGTATGGGATCCAAGTATGGGGTATGGCGGAAGATTACTCGGTGCTATCTGTGCTGGTGTCAACTACATTGGTACAGATCCTTGTATTCCTACATATGAAGGATTAGAACAAATAAGAGATAGATATGGCAACGACCATAACTCTTATGAGTTGCTCAGACAAGGTAGTGAAACATACATACCAGAAGATGAGTCTTTAGATTTTGTTTTTACAAGTCCACCTTATTTTGGTTGGGAGGCATATGGTGATGAACCAGAACAATCAAGTATTAAATTTGCTACATCTGAAATGTGGAAAGAAAAGTTTTTAAAACAGACTATTGCTAATGCATATAAAGGTCTTAAAAAGAATAAGTATCTTGCACTTAATGTTGCCAATACAAAACAGTATAAAACATTTGAAGAAGATACCGTAACACTTGCAAAAGAGGTAGGGTTTGAACATACAGATACATGGTGGTTATCACTATCAACACAACAAGGTGGCTCTGCTGTATCAACTATTGATGGTGAGGTTACTGAAACGAAACAAAAACAACAGTATATGGGAGAATATAAAAGACCCGAACTCCCTGGACGCAAGTTCGAACCGACTTTTATCTTCAAAAAGTAGTAGAACAAACAGCGAACATACGATTTGTTGCAAAAATACAACAAAACTTTCGGGCATTTTCGCAGAAAACAAGGGTTTTTATTTGGTCAAATTGCTTGACTTTTGTGCCGATTTAGTGTAGCATAGTCGTAATATGAAAAAAACAAATAAACAATCAAAAAGTTATCTTGCAAGATTACTTGCTACAGAAAATATTACTGTTGAACACAGAAAAGTTCCTACTGCTTTCTTTGATTTAAAACAAAGACTATTAGTTGTTCCTATTTGGAATCAAGAAATGTCTAATGATGTATTAGACTTATTATTATCACATGAAATTGGTCACGCTTTATACACTCCTATGAAAGAGTGGCAGAAGGCTGTTGACGTAGATAAAATACCACATAGTTTTTTAAATGTTATCGAAGATGCTCGTATTGAAAAATTAGTTAAAAGAAAATATGCAGGTCTTTCACAAATTTTTATTCGTGGTTATAGAGACCTTATTGAAAAAGATTTCTTTAAAACTAAAGACCTTGATATTAATAATATGCTTTTAATTGATAGATTAAATATGCACTTCAAATCTAGTTACATTGAGTCCGATATTGATTTTACATCTGCCGAGTTAGATATAGTTGATCGTATGAAAAACTTAGAAACCTTTGAAGATGTAAAAGTTCTTGCTAAAGAATTAACAGAATATTGCTCTAAAGAAAAAGAAGAAAAAGATATCGAAGAATTAGTCCAAGATGATGATGGCGATATTCAAATGAATACGAACCAAGATGATGATGGAGAAAATAATGAACAAGGCGAAGAAGAACAAGAAGGTAACAATGAAGAAGATGATTCCTCATCTAACGTTGATACCGATAAGAATGAAGAAAAAGAAGAAGAACAAAAAGTAGAAGAAGGTGCTTCTCAACCTGGTGACTCTGGCGAACAAAATAAATCACAAGGCGAACAGACAAAAAGTGATGGACCTGTTTCACAAACTGATACTGCTTGGTCACAACAATCACAAAAACTTCTTGATAAAGAATGTAAAGAAAACGAATACTTTAGTCCTCATGAATTTACTAATCTAAAAGAATTAGTTGTTGACTATAAAAAAGTTTTACAAGATTTTAAAAATCATAATTACAAACCACATAGATTGACAGCTGAACAAATTGCTCTACAAAATTTACAAGTAGATTACAAAAAGTTTTTATCTAGTCAAAACAAGTCAGTTAATTATATGGTAAAAGAATTTGAAATGAGAAAATCTGCTGCTGCATATTCAAGAACAAAACAAGATAAAACAGGCATTATCAATCCACTTAAATTACATAGTTATAAATTTAATGATGATATATTCAAAAGAATTTCTGTAACACCTGATGGTAAAAATCACGGTATGATGATGTTTATAGATTGGTCAGGTAGTATGAGTGATAAGTTAAGATCAACTATTCATCAAACAATCAACCTTGCTTTATTCTGTAAAAAAGTACAGATACCTTTTGAAGTATATGCTTTTTCAAATAGTTCTGCTAAAAGAAAAACAACTAATCTTAATTATCAATTAAATGATATTACGATTGACAATAGATTTCACTTGATTAACTTTGCTTCTTCTAGAATGAATACTAGAGAATTTGATATTGCTATGAGAAACTTATATCAAGTGTCTTGTCTTTATAATCCAGAAAGATGGAACTGGAGAAGAACTACATCTGCTGAGAGATCATGGATGTATGATTTACCAGACGCACCTAGAGGGTATGGTTTATCATCTACTCCTCTTAATGATTGTATCATGGCTGCATATAAATTAGTTCCTGCTTTTGTAAAAAGATATTCAATAGATAAAATGAATACAATCTTTTTAACAGACGGCTGTTCTGATGGTAACAATGGTAAGATTGTTGATATGGAAAGTGGTCATTCTCATGCTGAGATTATCAATAATAAATTTAAGCGTGATTATATGATGTCTTATGATAAGAATAGTATTATGGTAGATAGAAAAACTAAAAGACAATATCATTGTGAAGATGGTTGGAGAAACCCTAACGGTCTTACTGAACAACTATTACAAGTTCTAAAAGATAGAACCGATAGTAAAGTTTTAGGTTTCTATATCTCTGCTAGAAAAAGAATTGATACTTATGCTATGGACAAGTATTTTAATTATGATATGCGATCTAAAATTAATGCTCAGTTTAGAAAAGACAAAGTGATTACTGTTACACATAGTACAGGTTATGATGAGATTTATCTCCTTGCCGGAGATAATATGCAAGTTCAAGATGGTCAAATGGCAACACCATCTGAGAATGCTAAGAAAGGTGAGATTAAAAGATTGTTTACATCTACTTTGAAAGGTAACAGACAAAGTAGAATTATGTTAAACAAATTTATCTCAAAAGTTGCTTAATTGAAAGGAAATATATTATGAAAAATCTAACGACAACACAACAAGAGTTTGTATCAACTGCCAAAGAAATGTTTGGCGAAAATACAACCCAAGTAAGTCGCCAAGATGTCATTAAAATGATTAATGACAAGGGCGTTAAGTATCCAGTGTGGTTACTTAAATCACCTACTTATAGAATCGGAAGAGGGCAATATAGTTTGCCTACATTCGATCAAACTACTACCGAGAGTGATAGTGAGTAATACAAATAATACTAGATTATGGGGCGATTTTGCCCCATATATCACTAAAAAGAACAAAATGAGAACAAACTTTCGGGTTATTTCGCAGAAAATAAGGGTTCTTTTTAGTAATATATGCTTGACTTTTACATCAAAATATGATAGCTTATAAGAATAATAACAAACTACATTATGAAAGGAAAATATGACTACATTAAATAATGAACAAAAAAGTTTAGTTGAAGGTCTTTTTAAACATTACAAAAAAGACGAATTAACTAGATCCGAAATTAACGATTACATTGTTTGTAATCAAATTAAAAACCCATCGTGGTTAAAATCTAATACTTACAAAATTGCAAGAGGCGTATATCGTCTTCCAATTAATGGCGATATCTCGCCAGTTGTAAGTGAACCTGTTTCAACAAAAACTGAAACAGCACCTGAAACAAATACTGTTAATCAAGCAGCATATGTTGTTTCAAGTTTAACTGGCAATATTGTGCCAACTAAAGATCCTGTATTTGTACCATGGGGTCATTTCAAAGATATCAAATCTATTGTTACATCAAAACAATTTTATCCTATCTTTATAACTGGTTTATCAGGTAATGGTAAAACCATGAATGTGCAACAGGCTTGTGCCTCTTCTAAAAGAGAATGTATCCGTGTAAACATTACAATCGAAACTGATGAAGATGATTTACTTGGCGGTTACAGATTGCAAGACGGTCAAACTGTTTGGCAAAATGGTCCTGTTATCGAAGCAATGGAAAGAGGTGCAATACTTCTTTTAGATGAGATTGATTTAGCATCTAATAAAATTATGTGTTTACAACCGATACTAGAAGGTAACGGTGTCTTTATTAAAAAGATAAACAAATTTGTTAAACCTGCACCAGGGTTTAATGTGATTGCAACTGCCAATACTAAGGGGCAAGGTTCTGATGATGGTAAGTTTATCGGTACTAATATTCTTAACGAGGCATTCCTTGAAAGATTTCCAATTACAATCGAACAATCTTATCCTTCTAATAAGAATGAGATCAAGATGTTAGAAAATGTAATGACTCAAAAAGGTCTTACTAAAGACGCTGATAAAAAGTTTGCCAATAACTTAATTACTTGGGCTGACATTATCAGAAAAACATTTTACGAAGGCGGTGTTGATGAAATCATATCCACTAGACGTTTAGTTCATATTGTTGACGCTTATTCTATCTTCAAAGATAAAATGAAATCAATCCAAATGTGTACTAACAGATTTGATACTGATACCAAAACTTCATTCATTGATCTTTATACAAAGATTGATGGCGGCGAAGATGTAACTTCTTGGTTACAATCTGAACCAGAACAAGATTCCGATGATAGTGAGGAAGGTAATGTTAGTTACTAAAAATCTATCTCATAATGTAGTCGGAGGGGCGTCTAGTCAACGCCCTTCCTTGTATGCTTTACAAAATGATTGCATTATGATACAATATGACTACAACTATATTATGAAAGGACTATAATATGAAAATTAAAAAACAAATTGAAATTACTAAAA